GCCATAGTTTTGTTTTTTTAAATTATTGTTTATTATTTATTTAAGTTATATAAGAATTTTTCCTTACTTGTCATTCTTCTAAAATCTTGTGCAGTAGGTGTTGCTCTATCTGAACTAAATTTATTTGTATCTAAAGGTGCTGATGCAGGTGCTTCTGCTAATTCAGTCTTTAGTTTATCATTTTCAGCTTTTAACTTTGTTAATTCGTCTTCTGCTGAGAACTCAACTACTTCTGTAGTCTTAATAGATTTTGGATTAGTAGAAGGCTCTTCATTTACTTCAGCCATTTCTTCAACTTCATCATCTCCTCCGTCTTTATCTCTTTTAAGGTCAGCTACAGCATCTTCTAAGTTTTGGATTCTCTTTTCTAATCCTCTCCAATCTTCAATGTCTGCAACCTCAGCTAAATCTTTATCTTCATCAGCTAATTCTTCTTCAACTACTTCTTCAGTTTCAGTTTCCATAACTTCAGCAACGATACCTTCTTCTTCTACTCTGAAAGTTACGCCTGTATCAGTCTTGTAAGTTCCAACAGGTAATAAGATAGTCGTACCATCTTCTGTCAACACAGAAATATCTACTCCTGCTTCTAACTCTTCAGCAGTTGAAACGAAAATAGTTCCGTCTTCTGACTTCGCTTGATAAGCCATTACTACTTCTTCGCCTTTGTCAAGACCAAGTGCTACCAAAATTTGTTCTTTAATATCCATAGTTTTCTTTTAAGTTCTATATATAATAGAAAGATTAGTTACTTGTTTGATTTTGTGATTATTTCGTTTAGTGCTTTTAGTATTTCTTCATTAGTTGGTTGCTTTTCTGACATAGCTTCCATTCTATCTGTAAAGTAGCCTTCAATACTTAATCCTTTTAGTTCTCCTTCTTTTATCTTATTCCAAAGGTCATCATTCTCAATCTTCATTTTAACGAACCAAGTACCATTAGGTAAGTCGTAGCCGTATAATTTAGACTTATCACTATCTCCTTCTTTAATCCAGGATTCAACTGTTAAAACGCCTGAAACTCTGTCTTGATGTTGGTAAGTAGCTTTGTGGTGGTTGTTATGCTTTAAATATAATTCAGAAGCTTTACGGACTGTTTCTTTAGAAAAGTAAACATAGTAATCTGAGTCTGTGTTAGGGTCGTGTCTAAATATTTGCTTGTTAGGAATTAAAGCAGGACTAATTAGCATACGCTTTTCTTCATCTACTTTAGCAAATGTCAAGTTGTTCTTTTCTTTTCCGAAAAATACAAAGTCTTGTTCTATTGCAGGTGAGGTAACGAGCGATATAGCGTCAATTGCCAACTCCTCATTGTCTGCAATTACTAATTCTACTATTTTAGTTTCTTTCATATCTTCATAATAGTCTTTATTAGCTTCTTCACATTCAGCAACTGAGTCATAAGTACAGCTTCCTGTCTTTCCCCATTTCGTTTTTCCGTTTTTACATTTTTCGCAAGGCATAGTATATAATAGATTTTTATTTAGTTTATTTGATTTTAGATTGTTGCTCTTCTTCTAATATTTGCTAATTGATTTTGACTGTTTGTCATTTCGTCTGTAACTACAAAGGCTTGTACAGGTTCAGGTGCTACTCCTCCTGATAGTTCAAAAGCTCCCGACATCATTTGTGGTGCAGGTGTTTGAGGTGCTGCAACTGAACCTCCTCCACCTCCTCCTCCTCCTCCACCACCTACTGCACCTATTTTAGCCAATTGTACTGCTGAAAATGCTCCTGCTAGTCCTGCTTGTATAAAACCATAAGCTCCTCCGGTAGCAGCCATCATAGGAAGATTAGCTACACCAGATTTAAAAGCTTCTTGAACACTCTGTATTCCTGAGATTGTAGTTTGAGCAATAGCTGCTGCTTTTCCTATAGCACTTGATTCACCTGCGATTGATGTAATTAAACTCAAACCATCTTGTGCCATAGCTACCTTTCCGTCTTTAACTAATTTATCTAAAGCTTTTTCTTTATCTGCTGCCTTCTGTTTAATGTCTGATTGTTCTTTTTCAAATTTCTTAGTAATAGCAGTAGTGTCTAGACCTGACTTTCTAGCCATTTCTAGCTTTAAGTCATAAGAATCTTGTAAGTCTTGTAGTTCCCTTTCTAATCCTGATAGACCTTCTGCTCTTACTTCTTTTTGAACTTGTAGTAATTCTCTTTCTAAAGATACAGCATTTGTTTTTTGTTCTGATAACTGTCCTGTAATAGTTTCTTCTAATTCAAGTTCAGCATTTTGAGCTACCATTAAAGCTAACTTATTTTCATCATTATCAGGATTTATTTTAAGTGCAGCTTTAGCAGCGTTTATAGCTATTTCCACTTGCTTTCTTTGTAGTTTTTCTTGTTCTTCTAATATTTCTTTTAATTTATTATTAGCTTCAATTCTTTTTGCAAAAGTCTTTGTTTCATCATCTCGTATTTGTCTTTGTAGTTCTGCATCTTTTAAAAATTGAGCGTTTAGTTTTTGAAATTCTGCGTCTGCAAATATTGCTGCTTTTGCTGCTGCTGTAGTAGCTGCTGCTTGGTCTATTGTAGACTTTGTATATTTAATAATAGCAGTTGTTGTTTCTTCTAATGTTTCCTTTACTTTTCCTACAGTACCATCAACTCCTGTAAAAACATCAGCCATCTCAACCCCTGCTTGTTTAACTGTACTTAAAGCTTTACCCAATTCTCCATCCATTAATTCTTTTAGAGCTTTACCTAAAAAACCAAAGACATCTAACAAACTCATAAACCTTTCTATAAGATTTTCTTTTATAGCGTCGCCAAAATCAATTAGACTTTGTTTAGGATTTTCAAATATATCTTTAAAGAAATCAGTAATAGTTCCAATATTATTACTTAAGAAAGTAAACAAGTCATTAAATGCTATTTCTAAAGCAGTCATCGCTGTATTAAAATTATCTAATACTGTTTGATTTTTACTGAATACTTCCATTAATTTAGCTAAAAGACCAACAACAAGACCTATTCCTGCTGCCTTAATAGCTGTTCCTATGCCTTTAAAAGCTGTACCAATACCACTAACACCCTTTTCTGCTTTCTTTGACTCTGTTGTTAATTTTTTAGTGTCCTTTGTTACTTCTCCAATATCTGAATTTACTTTTAAATTTATTTCTTCTGTCGCCATAATTATATTTTATAAAGTTACTCCTGTTTTAATTTGTGTGAATGTAATATTACTACACCATTCTACTGTCATATCTGTTGCACCTTTTACCCTCATAGCTAAGCTAGTGCCACTTACTATTCCTGTTGGTTGCCAACCTGTAACTGTTCCATTACTTTTGATTGAATCTCTTTCTCTATTAATAGTTACAGTTCCTGATTCGTTTATAATAACACCTCTTTCTACAAAACTTGCATAATCTCCAACATTACCTGCTGCTGTACCCCCAACCCTAACAGCTACAACGTCTGCGTGAAAGTACATAATTGTATTGTCAGGAATAGCGAATAGACTATCTGTTGTATTGTTTAAAAAGCTAACAGTATTTACACCATCAGTTGTTTGAATACCATAAAGCAACTGTATAGACTGTCTTTCGCCTATAGCATCAGAACCATTGTTACCACCCAACACTATTGAGTTATCGGCTGTAGCTTCTCCTAAAGTACCTGTAACGTTGGCATTGTTTACTCCATTGTCTATTGCATTTTGATTTCCTGTTATAATACTATTTCTTGAAAAACCTCTAACAGTATTACTTTCGCCCATTACTAAGGTATTATTAGTTCCTGTTTCTGTTAAGTTATTAGAACCAAAAGTTTTATTGTTCTCGTTAGCAAAGGCTCTATTTAGATTTGTATTATAACGAAAAGTAGAACAAGTACCTGTAACTCTATTATAAGTGTAACCATAAGCTTCACACTGTAATTGATTTGGTGTTACTTGATTAGTTCCATCTGTAAATGTTACTTCTCCAAGCCCTGAAATAGATGAAGGCTTTACTGTATAGCCTGTTAAAAATGGCGTTGTTCTTACTTTAGTCATTATGGTATAAGTATAAATTCTACTGTTGCTAAGTCGTTAGGCTTGTAGTCAATTTTGTTTACTCTAAAAAATCTGTTCTTGAGAAATATTTTATCATTAAACCTAAATTTATTAATGTCAGCAGGACTAAGATTTACTTTAATAGTCATAGTCCTAGTATTTGGATTGTAAAGCTCTGATAAATATGGAAGCCAATATAAGTTAAATAAATTTTCAGTTGTAGGGTCTCCAACTCCAGGAAATAATTGACATATACCAAAATGAAAATCTAAAGTAGATGAAGGAGTAGCATTTGAAGTAGGTATTTCTGACAAATGACTAAACTGAAGAAAATTAGTTTCTGCTGCACTACCTACAACTCCATTCTGTTCAGGTATAGAATAAGAAGCTCCTGTTGGTTTTATCCCATTGTTATACATAATTCTAGGACTATTTTCAAAGCCTTCTGTAATGCCATCATCATTCATAGCATAAATCGCAGGAGTAATAAATTGCGGGAAAATATCCATTAAAGGTTTGACAACAGTTGCTGCAAAAGGTTCTGCTATTATTTCTTCTTCTCCATCTAATATGTTAAATTCATTGGAAACAGTAAATAACTTACTTCCGTACAAATGACCACCTACTTGATTTTTATATTGCATAAAAGCTGAATCATCATCATCTTCTACAAACTTAAACATTGTCTTTCTATTTAAGTCGGTCAAAGGTGTTAGTTTCATTTGTGATACATCTATCTTTTCAGTCCAATTTAATGGAGGTGTAGTTGTTGCAGGAGTAATAAATACATCTGCATAAGTTTCTATCTTTATATTATTAGGATTGTCTTCATCAGGTAAAGTTACTAAGTTAAACATAGTAATTAATCCTTTTAAAAAATCCCATTGTCCTAATTCACCTCTTAAAGTTTGCAGCAAAGTATTTGTAGTCATTTTTAAATCACCTGTAGTACCTATTATAACTAAAAGTCCACTTCCTGCATTACTAGATAGTAAAGCTCCTAATGCACTAGTTGTTTTCCATTCGTATTGCAAATAATCTCCTGCATTTAGTATCATAGTTGTTGATGGAGAAGTTAATGGTCCAAAAAATCCTGTACCGAAAGGTTCATCAACAACATTAAAGGTGTTTATAAGTACATTAGAAGAATTATAATGCGCCCATCTTCTACTTAAAATTTGTCCACTAAGTAAAATCACTCCAAAAAATGCAGGGACTTCAAGAACATAAGCTTGATTGTTAGCAGTTGCGATAAACCTATAATTTACAGAGTCCCATCCCATCGCAACATCAAAAGTAATATTATCTAGTGGAAGTGCTGTAAAAGAGGTATCTGAAAATACATCTGGACTGCTATTACCTTCTGCATAAGTACCTCCTGTTACTTCAGTTCCAAATTTATTTGAACCCCAATTAAAGTCCATATACAACTTCTTAAAATCCGCTTCATTAAAGAAAGATGATTCATAAGTAAAGTCTGTTGCTTCAAATATTCTATCTATTATGTATTTTATATTTATAAAAGGACGAAAAGCTGTTTCTAAAAAACTTAATTCAGGATTTCCTGCTATTGGATTTCCTCCTGTTTGTGCTTGTAAAAATTGATGATTCCAATCTACAAAAGGGTAACGTAAAGTTGTATAAGCATCTCTAAAACCTGATGTACTTGGATTTGTATATGCAATACTATTTCCTGTATCATTCCAACTTCTTTTTATATTAGTCTTATTGTAATCGTGAGTCAGTTCTTCAAATCCTAAATCTTTAAAAGTTCTTTCTTGTAAGATATCAGCTAAAGCTATTACTTCAGAATAAAGATTTACATCATAGCTAATTTCTCCTTCCTTATCTGTAATATCTATCATTCTTAAATAACCCTCAAATAAAATAAAGCCATCTTGTTTTAATACGCACTTTGTTTCTTTATAAGGATTAAATAAAAGGCTACCAACTTCTACTTCTCTTGTTACTTCAAAGATGTGGTCAAAAATTTTATTGTTTCTTTTTGTGGCAGGAAGATTAAAAGCCTTAGAATATGATTGTACTTTTTCTGCTACATTTTTAAAATCGTCTACACTCAAAGTTAATGGCAAGTCTTCATCTTCATATAAATCTAAAATAACTTGTCCATCTCCTAAAATCTGTATTGCTCCTGAAGGTTGTGTTGGTGCAGTAGAAATGCTTATATCAAAAGCAATAAGTAAACATTCTGATGTGCTTCCTCCTATTACTATAGTATCTTCCGTAGAATTAGCAGTAAATTGAAAAGAAATAGTAGTATTAATTGCTGATGTTGGGAATGGTTGAATACTTTGTAAAACAGTTCCTGAAAATATTGACAAATTAAATAAATTTCCATTCACTAATCTATCACAAAATATTTCAACATTATAAACAGCTCCTACTGTAAGGTTAGATAGCTTCTGTAAAATTCCTTGTTGATTTGTAGAAGTAGTTACAGAAATAGTTAAAGTACCATTAAATTCTGAAGTTCCTGAACTTCCTACCTTGTACCTTTTCCAAGTATTAACAGGTAGAGTAGGATTGTAGAAATTTATTGCTTCTTGTACTCCATTAGGCTGTCCTACAAAAAAACTTGTTGAAGCATTGACTGTATTAAAATTAATTCCATCAACTAAAACAGCATTAGAAATATTAGTAGAATTAGTTAGGCCTTCGTAGTTTTGTGGATATACTATAAGTTGTACGCTCATTATATTGATTGAGTTCTAAGTGTTTTACTTTTTTCTACTTCGAAAGTGTACTGCATTAGTTTATCATTTGCAACAGTCTTTTTAGTATAGCTAGAAGTTGTAAGTCTAACAGGTGTTACATATTGATTCATAGCAGGTATTAAAAGACCTTGAACTTGGTTTAAATCACTTTGGAATCCTTCTAATATATATACTTCAGGGCTATTTATTAGTTCTTCAAACCATTCTGATTCTGTTTCATTTACAAAATCAGTATTCATAGTTATCTTTTCTGTAGCGTTTACTCTAAAGGCTTTTTTACCTCCTCTAAAACTATCAATTCTGTAAGTTTTATCATTCCAAGAACCTTCTAGCTGCTCGTATGTACTGCCTTTTGTTGAAATCATTTTACTTGACTTCATAGTAAACGTGTAGTAATCCCAAACCCCCCATTGATTTAACCAACAGAGTCTAATAGGCTCGTAACCTTTTAGTGTAGCACAATTTAAATTAATAGTATATATTTGTCCAAAATTAGTTGATGATTGGAATATAGGTTCTATAGTATAATACCCTCCATCTATAGTTCCTAATGTAACTAAAGAATTAAATAATGTACTCCAATTTCTTAAATTAGCAGGAAAGCAACCAAAATAGAATAATCTTTTACTTACTCCTGCACTTAAATTATTATGACCTCCATTAGCAAATGTAAAATCTACATCTTCTTGAGCTATTGATGCTCCATTAGATTTATAATAAGTTAATTTAATCTTTGTAGGTCTGCTTGAAATTGTTAAAAATGAAAAAGTACCATAGTCATTTATGTTAGCATACTGTATAAATGGAGCATTAGTAAGAAATTGTCCTGAATCAAAATCTAATGTAAATTTTTGTGTAATAGGGTAACCAAAATTATTACCTGTATTTTGACTAAATGGAGTATTTGCTAAATCTAGTATATCTGTATATTTCAAGTAGCCATTAAAAATATTGTATAAATCAGAGTCCTTAATATCTGTAATTATTACATCACCAAATGTAGGACTACTTACGTCATTATCTAAGTATTGTATTTTAAATCTAATAAACAAGTAACGCAATACATTTGTATTCCTTGAATATTTATCAATTAAGTGAATAGGTACATTAGTATCTGCTGTGTTCGTTGTTAATTTATAAGCACTAAATTCTCTTGCTAAATTATCTGCCTTAACAAAGTTTTCAATAATAGGTCTAAAATCAAACATTCCAACTCCTGCATTATTTGGATTAGTCTTGAAAGTTCCAACTTTAGATGTTGAAGTATTTGGATTCGGAGGATTGTTTGAGCTTATATGAACTTCAGCTATAAACTTTACATTTGTATATACAGAAACTATTGAAGTATTTGATACTGTAAAAATTACATCTTGCCCTACAGGAAGCGTATCGTATAAAGGATGCTGTTCTATTATTGTTTGACTCATTAGTTTGCTTGTGTTATTGTTTCTTTATTTAAAGTATTTAAAATATCTTCTTTTACGCTTCCGAGTAGGTCTTTACCGAACTCTTTTAAGCCAAGTCCTAAAGGCTTTTGAAAGAAGCTTATACCTTGTATTCCTTTTTTACCTATACTCCTTGCAATTAAGAATGTGATAGACTTACGCTTCATAAACTTTCCACTTGCATCTCTTGGAGCTATTCCTTTTTTTACTACCCATTTATCTAAAGCACTACTAGGAGGTTGTGAATGTCCTTTAGAATTTTTATAAGCAAATGGACTCTTAATAGTTTTACCTTTGTAGTCTTTAAAGCTTCTTTTAACTTTAGTACCTGATACTCCTTTATCTACAAATTGACCATAGTTAGACATATAGAATTGTACAGTAAATCCATCAGGAGTTGTAATTATATCAAATTTAATTGAGTTCTCAAGTTTACCTCCTTTACCTGCTCTTTGTAAGTTACCTTTAGAACGATTGACTACCTGCTTACCAAAGCTTTCTAAGTACCTTTCTATATTGTCAGTATCCACTATTCTAAGCCTACAAACAATTCAACTCTAGCTGTAACAGCCGTTGTTGGTTGTACTTGTAATGAAGCAAGATTTTCCATAGTTCCGAAACTTGGACTAGTATCTGCTTCACCTAAAGCAACCACATCTCCTGAATATAAAACGTGAGAACCTCCAGGTCTTATTGTAACTTGATAGTTAGAAGCTGTAGTAACTACTGCAAGCTCTATTGTTACAGCTGTTTCTAAGTTAGTTACCCTAACGTATTTTGTTCTGTCTACATCAATAGCACCAGGCGAAGTAGAAGGTAAAGCTGCAAATACTCCTATAGTAGTTACTACACTAGCTGTACAAGTTACTATCCTTTCAAATACATCATTGATACCTGTTGTTGTTACTGAGTTAACAGAGCCTCTAAGGCTTCCATTTAAAGTGACTGTCTCACTGATTGTTGTTACTAAGTCTGCCATAATTTTATTTGTCTATTTGTTTTAATTTATTTATTGCCCAATTTACACCTGATGAACCACCCCAAGCATCCCACATTAAACCACCACAACCTTCTGAATATGGTACGTCTTTATGTTGCTGATGTCTTTTAAATGATGCCATTCTTGCTATTGTATCTCGGCTAATATTTTCTTTATTAGCTAACTGAGAAGAACGAGTCCAGCCTACACGAGTACCACAATCACTACCATTTTCTTCTTTCCATTTTCTAGCTCTCTTAGCATTGTTAGTAGCACCTTGTGGGTAATCATTATAAGTTTCTAATTCTATACTTATAGCTTCTAGTTTTTCTAATATGTCTTCGTACTTCATAGATGTATTGTTATTTTAAATTTCTTCCACCCTATTTCTATTGTTACCCATCTTAACTTCCATTTCATTAATACCCTGCACCTAATGTTTGAACAGGTATATTACAAGTTTGAAAGTCGTTCTGTACTAATATTCCAATATTAAAAACAAAACCACAACAAAGATTATCAAACCTTTCTGAGAATGGTTCTAGTGTGAATTGGTCTTGCGTAAAGTATATAGGGAAATTAATATCATTCACTCCGTCTAAAGATTGCCTTTCACTATGTCTGAGCATTCCTATGAAGTCTGTACATATTTGAAGTGTTTCATTAAATACATCTTGTTCATTACTTAAAGTCTTGTATAGCTTTGGGAAGTTAGCGTCTGCATTATTCTTAGTCCAATTATCCTTTTCTGTTACCATATCCATAACAAAGATTTGGAACGAGTATGTAAGCTGACTATCTCCTGTTGTTACTGATGTTGGATTGATGTGAAGCAAAGGGAACTTCTGCATCTTTTCTAGATTAATGTCAAATACATCCCCTACAGATGTTGATTTTATTTGTGCGTGATACTCGCCGAGTCGTAAAAGTGTATTGACGACATTGTTGTAAGTTTTATTTTTAACCATTTCTTTTTACTTTATTTTGTGAGTTCAAATCTGTTTCATAACTTAACCAAGTCAAACACTCTAAAAGACTTAGATTTGTAATACTTTCAAGCTTACTTATATCTTCTCTACACAATCTGTGCATTACTCCGAACCATCCCCACTTACTTGCGAAGTCTTCCCCTGCTATTGCTTCTTCGTTTCCTTCAGCCCCTCCATCAAAAATGATTGCAAAATCCCTGACGATACCTTCGCGAAATTGTAGAAAAAAAAAAGAGCAGACTGTACTTGTGCAGCTGACATATTTTTCATCTCCTCCGTCCGTAGTGTTATGTCACCATCATAAGCATCTATTATGTATATATCGTTCTTCTTTAATTTAACAGGACGATAAAGGACAGCCATTAATTCAGGAAGATTTGATTCTATTCCGTTCTTGATAAACTGCTCAATGTCTGCATACTCACCTAAAGTAATCTTATCTAAGTCTGGATGAAAGCCGTATTCTACATCATTGATTTCTATTATCCTTTTTAGAGTTGTATCTTGCTTTGCCTGTAGCTCTGCTATCTTACTCATTATAACTGCAACATCTGATAAGGCTAGTTCTTTTACAAAATTCTTAGGAATGTCTGATAGTGCTGCTATTGTTTCAGTAGCTTCTTCTGTCTTTGTTCCTGTTGCAAAATCTACTAATTTAATCCAGGTAGACAAATTAACATCTGCCCAACTATTAATAAGTTTAAACGATTCTGTTTTGCCTTCTTTTTTAATTTTAACTTTCATACACTATATAATAGAAATTTATTGTTTTTAGTTTACTGCACAAAATACTTTCCTGCATTTGGATTGTCTAGGTGGTATATAATGTTGTAACGAATACCATCAATTGCGTGATTGTAGTTATCTACATAGAGCTTAGAACCTTTGTCTGCATATACATAGTTATTCAACTCTTTAGCTATGTTGGTTGATTCAGGACTTACTATAAGCTGATAGTCTTGCATCCTAGTTATACCACTTTCAATCGTTCCTTTCTTAACTGCTTTAATGTTTACTCCTAAGTGCTTAAGGTCTGCTATTAGTCTAGGCTCTGCACTATCTGCTATAATTAGTTTACCCTCTACTTTGTCAAGTATTATCTTAGCTAACTCTTGACTCTTTAATCCGTTACGATACAGGTGTTCCTTTAGGTATATCTTTTTGTGTTTCTTGTCTATTGCAACTTCAGTAAGTGAGTCAGGGTCAATACTAAATCCAAAATCCATTCCACAAGAAGTCTGTAAGTCATCAGGATTAAATAAACCTATACTCCAATTCTCAAAGACTACTCCTTCTGCTTTTGCTAACCATCCTCCCATTATCTTATGTGTGTACTTTTTAAAGTTAGTATGCTTTATGCTCTTAATACGCTCTA